TATTTAGTAATAAGTACCCAGTCTTCTTCTTTACACCAAGCGCCATTTGGAAATCTATCTTTGTCTTTGTAGCAATCGGGGCCTACTTTTAAAACTTTACAAACATTTGTTGATACCTGTGCTTCTGCTACAGTCTCATCTGTTAAATGTAATCCAGCTTTAGTCTTTTTTTGTAGGAGTAAAGGAAATAAAACAATTCTAAAACCTGTAGGCTCTGGAACTTTTTCTACTTCTTTTTTTGTTTTGTAAGGTTTTTCGTTAATATCTATTATATTAGCGGGTCTAGGTTTAATTAAAGTCGTCTTCGTCATAGTGCTCCTGTTTTTTTAGCAGGTCCGTGAGTTCCTGTGTTATGTCGTTATATCCGTGTAATTTCCCAAGAAGATATTTATATTCTTCAAAATCTTTTACACCCTTGCTTATAACGTCATTAACTTGTTCTTGTCTAGTTTTTATTATTTTTTTTGTATAGTCAATTATTTTTATGATATCCACTAACCTATTCCCTTCATAAGATTTGCCATGCCGTTAGCTCTGTTAGGAGTTTGTTTTGCCCAACGACTATCGAGCATTTCGAAACTTGCACCCACATAATTGAGTTCTGA